GAGTATCAAGGCTTGTTAGAAGGTGATACTGTAAGCACTGATCCACTTATACAAAAGATTATTATGGCTGAAAGCTCTGGTGATCCTAAAGCTGTGAACAAACGCACTGGTGCTAAAGGTTTAATGCAGATTATGGACAACACTGCTAAGAAACCAGGTTTTGGTGTTGACCCATTAGAGGATCCATTTGACCCTGTTGAAAACGTGAGGTTTGGTACACAATATTTTAATGCTATGCTTGACCGTTATGACAATGATACGGTAAGTGCATTAGCAGCTTATAATTGGGGGCCAGGTAATGTTGACAAATGGCGTAAAAAAGGTTCTAACTTTAATAAGTTACCAAAAGAAACACAAAAATACATAAACAAAATCCTTAATGACTAAAGTTCTTAATATGTTAGAAAAGATATTAGCTAAATTACAAAGTTGGATTTGGAGAAAACGGTGGAACAAACGTAAGTAATGGAATTAGAAATACCTTACGAACCAAGACCACTACAAGAAAAGATCCACAACGATCTTAAGAGATTTAATGTCATCTGCTGTCATAGGCGGTTTGGCAAAACGGTATTTGCAATCAATCATTTAATTATGACGGCTTGTGAAATACCAAATGCAAGATTGGCGTATATTGCACCGACCTATCGCCAGGGTAAAGCAGTCGCTTACGACTATTTAAAAGAATATACAGAACCCTTAATGAAACTCGGTGGTAAACGACATGAAACTGAGCTGAAGGTTGATCTATGGAATGGATCACGAATTCAAATCTTCGGTTCGGACAACCCAGATGCACTTAGGGGGTTAGGCTTTGACGGTGTATGCATGGATGAGTTCGCACTCATGTCACCTCGTACTTGGACTGAAGTAGTTAGACCTGCGGTAAGTGACAAGTTAGGGTACGTTATATTTATTGGAACTCCTATGGGCCACAATCAGTTCTGGGATGTTTACGATTTTGCAAAACGAACAGGAAAGGATTGGTATGCCCAATTATATCGAGCAAGTGAAACAGAAATTATCGATGCTCAAGAACTTGAATCTGCTAGAGCTACTATGCCAGAAGATCAATTTGAGCAGGAATATGAGTGTAGTTTCCAAGCTGCAGTCAGTGGTGCCTATTATGGCAAGCAAATACAAAAAGCTGAAAAAGAAAATCGCATCGAAATTGTAGATTACGATAAAAGTGTCGGTGTAGAAACGTGGTGGGATTTAGGTATTGGTGATTCAACTAGTATCTGGTTTGCACAACGCATCGGCAACGAGATACATTTGATAGATTACTATGAAACGTCAGGTGAATCATTGGCACATTATGCGAATGTATTACAAGATAAAGGCTACAACTATAGTCGACACGTAGCACCACATGATATTGTGGCAAGAGAATTAGGTACAGGTAAATCACGACTAGAAGTAGCTTATGAATTAGGTATTAACTTTGATGTCTGTCCAAAGCTAGAAATACAACATGGTATTGAAGCGGTTAGAAACACATTAGATAGATGTTGGTTTGATAAGAACCGATGTAAGTATGGTATTGATTGTTTGCGACAATACCGCAAAGATTTTGACGATAAAATGCAAACATTTAAAAATAAACCCCTACACAACTGGGCATCACATGGTGCTGATGCATTTAGATACGGTTGTGCAATAGACCCTGACACAACAAGTCAATGGCAAACAGAAATTAACGTAGATACAAGGTATATAGTTTAATATGGCAAAAGGTAAACCACTTACAGAATTAGAAGTAGGCTCGATAGTAAGCTCAGAGATCAAAGCGTCTCTAGGTTACATAGGTTCTGACATTACAGAACAAAGACAAAAATCATTAGAGTATTACTTTGGTGAACCGTTTGGTAACGAGCAAGAAGGTAGATCACAAGTTGTATCAACAGACGTATCTGATGTTATTGAGTCTATCCTACCGACACTACTAAGAACATTTGCTGCTAGTGACGAGATTGTTAAGTGTGAACCTGTTACTGCCGAAGATGAAGAAGTTGCAAAACAAGCTAGTGACTATCTTAACTACGTGTTTAATAAAGATAACGATGGGTTTATTACGCTATACACACTGTTTAAAGACGCATTAATACAAAAAAATGGTGTAGCTAAAATCTATTGGAACACTAATAAAAAGGTAGAACGTGAGTCATACGAAAAACTTAGTGAAGATGAATACACTATGTTGTTGGATGAAAAAGGCGTAGAGGTTAAAGAACATACCGAGTACGAAGATGAAAGTGCTATCAAAGAAAGAGATAAAGTTTTAGAACAAATCACACAATCAGGCCAACCAGTTGATCCGATGGTGTTAGAGCAAATAGAAAATGCACCAATACCAATGTTACATGATGTTGTTATTGAACGTGGTGAGACTTATGGTAAAGTAAAAGTAGAAGCTATACCACCAGAAGAATTTTTAATAGAACGTAGAGCTAAGAGTATAGAAGAAGCAAATTTTGTTGCACATAGAACTACCGTAACTAGAACGCAACTTATAGAAGCAGGTTTTGACCATGATAAAGTTTACAGCTTACCTTCGGACTCGCAAGATAAATACAATGAAGAAAAAATTACTCGTTTTCGTAATCTTGATTATGATTATGATAGTAATGCTGGTGAGGCGAGTACGGATGAAATTTCAATCTACGAATGTTACATCAGAATAGATGAAGAAGGTGATGGCGTTGCTAAGTTAAGAAAAATAACTTTAGCAGGCACAGAAGGTTATACCGTATTAGATAACGAACTATGCGATAGCATACCGTTTGTATCAGTAACACCTATCATCGTACCACACAGATTTTATGGTCGTTCTGTATCTGAAATGACTGAGGACTTACAATTAATTAAGTCTACAGTTATGCGTCAGTTACTAGACAACATGTACCTTACAAACAACAACCGAGTTGCAGTAATGGATGGACAGGTCAACCTTGATGACCTATTAACAAACAGACCTGGTGGTGTAGTAAGAACTAAAGGTTCGCCTGGACAAGTTATGATGCCAATGCAAACCCAAACTATTAATAGCCAAGCGTTCCCTATGTTGGAATATCTTGATACCGTTAGAGAACAACGCACAGGTATCACACGATACTCACAAGGTATGGATGCTGACTCGTTAAACAAAACAGCTACAGGTGTTAACACGATACTTTCTCAAGCACAAATGCGAGTAGAACTTATTGCACGTATCTTTGCCGAGACTGGTGTTAAAGATATGTTCTTAAAAATGTTTGAACTAGTTGTTAAACACCAAGACAAAGAAAGAATTATCAAAATAAGAAATAACTTTGTACCGTTTAGACCGATGGAATGGCGTAATCGTTGCAACATTTCTATAAGTGTTGGACTAGGTACTGGATCAAGAGATCAACAGTTATCTATCTTAAATAACATATTACAAACTCAACTTAAAGGTTTGGAACTGCAAGGATCATCTGCAGGGCCTATGGTTAACTTGCGTAACATCTATAACACGTTAAGTAAGATTGTAGAAAACGCTGGTCTTAAAAATCCTAATGCGTTCTTTACTGATCCAGATATTGGTATGCAAAACATGCCACCACCACAGCCACCACAACCGACAGAGTTTGAAAAAGTTTCACAGTTACAAGTACAAGGTGAGAACTATAGAAAACAAATAGATAGTGAGCTTAAAATAAAACAATTAGAAAAAGACTATCAAGAAATGATTCTAAAGTTTGAAACTCGTATTAAAGAACTTGAGTTACAGTATGGCACTAAAATTAATGAAGGTGAATTACGTAACAACGCTATGTTAGCCAAAGAAGAAATAATACAACAAGGCAAGATACAAGAACAAGCACAGAAAGCACTGCTTGAACAGCAAAAATCTGCATTGGGTAATCTTGACCGAAGGCAACAAACTGTGATAAACCCTAATGATGGACAAGAATAAATTAAATACTGAAGTACAACGAGCTTCAAGAGCAAAATTATTGCTTGATGAGCCACTATTCGTAGAAGCATTTGCATTGTTAAAAGATGAATACCAATCTGCTATGTTTCAAACTAAACATGATGATGACGCTGTAAGAAAAGCCCTATGGCAAGCGTATCACATAACTGATAAAGTTGAGAACCATTTTAAAACTGTAATGGAAACAGGCAAACTAGCGTCTGCACAACTTAATCAAATTAAAAAGAATTCGACTTAAATCGAATACACCAACCCTATCAGGAGTGTAACATTTAACGAAAGGAGGTTGTTATGGCTGATAACCAAACAACTAACGTAATAGAAGCAGGAAACATTATCAAAAGTCTAATGACTGGAGAAGAATCTGCACCTATTGAAACTGTTCCTACAGAAGTATCTGAGGAACCAACTGAAACAGTGGAAACAGAAGAAGGACTTCTTACTGAAGAAACTGAAAGCCCTGATGAGACCGAGTCTTATGAGGCAGAAGAAACATCTGAGTCGAGTGATATACAAGAGAACTCTGAGGAACCGTACTATTCTGTAACCGTTGATGGTACAGATCTATCGGTCAACCTAGAGGAGTTAATTCAAGGGTATCAACGAAATGCAGATTACACTCGTAAAACACAGGAACTTGCACAGGAAAGAAACCAGTCAAGTGAATTTGTTGAACGATCCAAAAAAGACGTTGAAGCTAAACTACAAAAGCTCGACCAACTTAATAACGCTGCACAAGCACAACTACAACAAGAATACGCTGAAGTTGATTTTGAGAAGCTATATGATGAAGATCCAGTAGAAGCTGCTAGACTAGAGCATAAAATGCGTAGAAAGCATGAACAATTAGCTCAAGTACAACAGCAAACTCAAGAGTTACAATCTCAAGAGTTTAATAAATACTTAGGTGAACAACAAAAACTTCTTAGTCAAAAAATTCCAGAGTTTATGGATGAACAAAAAGGCCCTCGTTTTAAACAACAAATGCGGGACTATCTTGGTAACATTGGATTTAATGATACAGAAATCAATAGTGTATACGATCACAGATACGTGATGCTTGTTAAGGATGCGATGTCCTATCGTAATCTACAGAAAGCAAAGCCACAGATTAAAAAGAAAGTGGCTAATGCTCCTAAGGTTGTTAAAGGTGGAGTGGCTAAAAGTAAAGGTCAAGCTGATGCAGAAGCGAAGCGTCAACAACTCTCAAAATTACGTAAGACTGGACAGGTCAGAGACGCTGCTAAGTTTTTTCGTAATTTAGTCTAACAAATAACAAGGAGGCCTTATGGCACAACCAACAAACTTATATGATACGTTTGATACTACTGGTATTCGAGAGGATTTGACGGATGTAATTTACAACATTTCTCCAGAAGATACTCCAATACTATCTGCAATTCCTAGAACTGCAGCTAAAGGAACGAAACATGAATGGCAACTAGACGCACTTGCTGCACCTGCTGCTAACTCTGTTATCGAAGGTGACGATGCAACTATTGATGCTATGGTAGCAACAACTAGAGCTTTTAACTTCACTCAGATTCAAGACAAAGTAATTGCTTTATCTGGAACTCAGTCAAGTGTAGACGCTGCTGGTAGAGCTGACGAAATGGCATATCAAATTGCAAAGAAATCTAAAGAACTTAAAAAAGATATGGAATTTGCACTAATTAAAGGTACAGTTCAAGAAGCAGGCGATGCTACTGATGCTAGAGACCTAGGTTCACTTCCAACTTGGATCAAAACAAATGGTGACGCTGGAACTAATGGTTCACTATCAACTGGTTCTGGTACTGACTTACCTAACTCAGGTACAGACAGAGATCTTACTGAAACAATCTTAAAAACTGTTATACAAGAAGTTTACACTTCTGGCGGTGACTTAGATCTATTGGTAGTTCCACCATCTGTTAAACAAGTAATCTCAGGATTCAATGCGAACACAACTCGTTTTGGCCCTGCTGATAAAAGAGTAGAATATGCAGCAATCGATGTATATTCATCTGACTTTGGTGACATCCAAGTAGTACCTAACAGAGTTATGGCAACAACTGATGAGAAACTTTGTTTCTTACTTCAGTCTGACATGGCTGCTGCTGCGTACTTAAGAGATTTCCAAATTGGCGATCTTGCTAAGACTGGTGACTCAGAGAAGAAACAACTTTTAGTTGAATGGACTCTGGAAATGCGTAATGAAGCTGCACACGGCATCATTCTCGACATTAACCAATAATACTAATTAGGGGAGGTTTCGGCCTCCCCTTTTATTTAAGGATAAAATATGAAAGCTCCAACAACATTTAAAATGGGTGCAACGCAAACTGTAGCTGTAGGTGCATCATCTGCTGCCTCAAGTGCAGTTAATGCTAACACTAGAGAAATAAGAGTCATTGCTACTGTAGACGCTTATGTAGAAATTTCTTCTGCACCAACTGCCAGTTCATCATCATTTATATTACCAGCATTTACTGTAGAGTATTTTAGAGTTGCTGGATCAGATAAAGTTGCAGTACTACGAGTAGGTTCTGTAACAGGAACATCTAGAGTAACTGAACTTAGTCAATAATGAGACCAGCATTTTTTGCCATCCGTAGTCAGGACAGGTATCGTAACCGAAGAACTGACGTACCTAACGATGCCATAAACCTAGAAGATTTAACATACCTATTATTAGAAACAGGCGATAACATCATACGTGAAGATGGTGTAGGTGTTTC